GAAGCGCATACCGAGGCGCGCGAGAAGGCCGCTCAGGCGCAGGTTGCCGAAGGCAAGGAGGCGAAAGAGAAGATCGCCGCAGCCGCGAAGGAGCGCGACACCAAATGGCGGCCGACGCCGACGCAGGAGGAAAATGACCTGGCCAAGCTCGGTCAGACCGTCATGAACAAGCAAGACGACGGCTCCGGTCCTGATCCGTATGCGGCGCGCGCGATGGAGGCTGGCTCCGGTGCCGGCTATCAGACCCGCACCATGACGCCGCATGAGCGGCGCCGTTAAGGCGCGCGATGAATGTTCGTGGGCTGCTCGCGCTCGCCGTTCGCCCGCTCGCCGCAATCGTGCGCGCGGCCGAGGGTCAGTATCGGCCTGGGCCGTACCATCTGCCGGTCTCCGGCGGCTGGCTGCCGGCCGATGTCGGGCAATACTGGAACTGGTGGCAGCTCGGCTATGATCCGGGTGGCGGTGCAACTCGCTCCGCCATGGTCGAGGCCTGCGTCTCGGCTTATGCGCAGACCATCGCCATGTGCCCGGGCGATCATTGGCGGCTCAATGAGCGGGGCGGCCGTGATCGCGTCAGCACATCGGCGTTGTCGCGGCTGTTGCGCTACCCCAACGGCTACCAGACGATCTCCGATTTCCTGCTGAACCTGGTGCGATGGCTCTACCTCGAAGGCAACGCCTATGCGCTGGCGATCCGCAACGACCGCTTCGAGGTCGACGAACTGCACCTGTTCAATCCGCGGATGTCTCGGCCGCAGATCGTCCCCTCGACCGGCGATATCTTCTATACGCTGGCCGGCAATGAGGTGATCGAGCGGATGATCGGTCAGCAGATCATCGTGCCCGCGCGCGACGTGCTGCACATCCGCCTTAACGCCGACGCCGCGCGGCATCCCTACCCGCTGGTCGGAGAGACGCCGCTGCTCGCCGCGATGTCCGACATCTCGACCGGCGACGTCATCATGCAGCAGCAGCTGCAATTCTATTTGAACCAGGCGCGGCCCTCAGCCGTGCTGTCGACCGACCTGGTGCTCGACAAGGATCAGGTGCAGTCGCTGCGCGACCGCTGGGACGAACAGACCAAAGGACTGAGGGTCGGCGGCACGCCGATCCTCACCGCTGGGTTGAAAGTGCAGCCATGGTCAACGCCAGCCAAGGATGCGCAACTCGCCGAAATCCTAAAACTGTCGAAAGACAACATCGCGCTGGCGTTTCGCATTCCGTTGCAGATGTTCGGGCTCGGCGGTTCGCCGTTCTCCTCGACCGAAGCGCTGATGCAGTCCTGGATCGCCTCGGGGCTCGGCTTCGCGCTCAATCACATCGAGGAAGCGTTTGGTGTCTTCTTCGACCTGCGAGGCCAGCCGTATGAATATGTCGAGTTCGATACCGCGGCCTTGCTGCGCTCGGCGCTGAAAGATCGCATCGAAGCCTTGGCGCGCGGCGTGCAGGGCGGCATCTACGCGCCGAACGAGGCGCGACAGTCCGAAGGCCTGGACCGCAAGCCTTATGGCGACGAGCCGCGGGTGCAGCAACAGGTCGTCCCGTTGAGTGCGGCTGGCGCTATCGCTGCAGCGCCACCGGCACCGGCAGCGCCGGCAGCAGCGCCACTCCGGAATCATGCCGATGACATCAAACGGGAAGCCCGCCTTGTCCGTGCGCGAGCCGCCGCCATCCGCCGACGTCTTGACTGAGGTCTTCCGCGAAGCGCTGGCCGAAATTCTTGCCGAAGAACAGCGGCATTGGCAGCGCGAGCGGGCGCTGATCGAGGCGCAGGCCCAGACGCTCCTGGCCGACATGCGAGCGGCGCTCGCCGAGCTGCGCAATGAGATGGCGGGGCGCGTCAGTGAGCGGCTGGCGACGTTGCGCGATGGCGAGCGCGGCGAGAAGGGCGAGAAAGGCGAGAGAGGCGATCCGGGCGAGTCGATCGTCGGACCGCAGGGGCCGCCCGGCGAGAAAGGCGACCCCGGCAAGAGCCTCGAAGGCCCGCCCGGAGCAAAGGGCGACAAGGGCGATCCGGGCGAGCGCGGTGAAGAGGGTGGGCCTGGCTTACCCGGCAAAGACGGTGAACCAGGACCGCGCGGAGAAAGCGGCGAGATCGGCCCCAAGGGTGACGTCGGTGAAATCGGCCCCATCGGCCCGCGCGGCGAAAAAGGTGAGCGCGGCGAGTCGGGCAAGGACGGCGATCCGGGCCAAAGCGGTGAGAAGGGCGAGCGGGGCGAAGTTGGCCCGCGCGGCGAGAAGGGCGAGCGCGGCGAGCCAGGCAAGGATGGTGCGCCCGGCTTGGCCGGCAAGGATGGCGCGCCGGGCAAAGATGGCGACCCGGGCGAGCGAGGCGAGAAGGGCGAGCGCGGCGAGCCAGGCAAGGATGGTGCGCCCGGCTTGGCCGGCAAGGATGGCGCGCCGGGCAAAGATGGCGACCCGGGCGAGCGAGGCGAGAAAGGCGAGCGAGGGGACGCTGGACCTGCTGGCCCGCGCGGCGAGCAAGGTGAGCGCGGCGAGCCTGGGAGCGAAGGCCGGCCCGGCGAGCCCGGAGCGAAGGGCGAGAAGGGCGATGCCGGGGAGCGCGGCGAGAAAGGCGACCCGGGCGAGCGCGGTCCGATCGGTCAATTGCCGCCGGTCCAGATCTTCAAGTTCGATCGCGTGCACTATGCCGGCAACGTCGTCGCATTCGATGGCAGCACGTTCCAGGCGCGGCAGGACACCGGCCGCTCGCCGGCCGATGCGCCGGACGACTGGATTTGTCTCGCCGTCGGCGGACGCAACGGGCGCAATGGCACCGATGGGGTCGATGGTCGCTCCCCGAACGTGCGCGGCACCTACAAGCCGCGCGAGACTTATCGGGCGCTGGACATCGTTTCTCTTCATGGAGGCTCGTTCATCGCGCGCTGCGACGATCCAGGCGAATGCCCCGGCGAGGGCTGGCAATCGCTCACCATGCCAGGCAAGCGCGGTGCGGAGGGCGCACCAGGTGCGAAGGGCGACAAGGGCGACCGCGGGCCGAAGGGTGAGCCTGGCACGCCGGCACCGCAGGTTATCGGCGGGCACATCGATCGCGAGACCTATTCGCTGACCCTGATCTTCAGCGACCAGAGCAGAACCGCACCGATCGAACTACGTGCCGCGTTCGAGCAATTCGTGAGCGACATGCGTCATGGCTGACGTCACGGTCAATGTGATCGAAGCGGCGGAGGGGTTCCCTGCGGAGGACATGAGCTTTCTGTCGGTCGCCGAAGCCAAGACGCTGCTCGGCATCGGGCCAGACGACCTTGCGGACGATGGACAGCTGAAGATGCAGATCGCGCTCAGCTCCGCAGTGATCATGCGGGTGTGCAATCGCATGTTCGCGCGCGAGACGGTCGCTGAATCGTGGTGCGACCTTGGCTCACGGCGGGTCTTTCTGACCCATTGGCCGGTCAAGGGAGATGACATCGAGCGCGTGCAATCGGGCGCGGCGGTGCTCGACGCTGGCGAATACGAGCTGGAGGAACGCTCTGGCAAGCTGTCCAACTTCAGCGGTTGGATTGAGCCGGTGCGCATCACCTATAGCGGCGGTTTCAAGTTGCCGGAGGAGGCGCCTTTGCCCCTCAAGCATGCGGCGCTTTTGCTGGTGCGCCAGGCCAGGCTGGAAGGATCGCGCGAGGCCATCGAGGGCATTCGCATGATCGCGCACAAGGAATCGCGCGTCATGTTCTTCGATCCGAACAGCACGACGAAAACGACGGCAACGGTCGGGACGCTCGGCACCGGCATCGTGGCGGTCGACCAGCTGCTCTATCACTACATGCGGTTCTGGGTCTGATGGATATCCAAATCACACTCGATCACGAACGGGTCGTTGCGAAGCTCGACGAGGCGCTGTCGCGCATCGAGGGTTTGCGCGAAAGCATGCCGGCCGAGCTGGCCGCCTGGCAAGAGCAGGACATGGGACGCAGCCGTCCCAACACGTCAGTGCCGGATGCGCAGACCGCAGTGACGACGATCTGGCCGCGCGCCCGCCAGATGAGCACGCCGCGCCGCCGTCATCGGCCGCAGCTG